TACCCATATAGTTTGTAAGATTAAGACCAGTTCTCCCCGTTGCAGTATCTGTCAAACTAGATACATTTAACGAGTCATCTTTCGTAGGTGTTCCAGTATTATCCCACTTACACCACGCCTTTATTAACCCCTGTTGCAGTTGCATTGTAGCAGAACCGCCCTCAGAGGTGATGGTCACATTGCCAGCAGAAGTCTTGCCAGTGAGTTTGTCTGTAATAATCTCACTCATGCTAGGTCTCCTATTGACGTAACCCAAACTTTACACAAATCAAGCATGCCACCATCAGATTGACCAGTTGAACCGTAAGCTGTGCTGTATTGAATTGTTGTTGTGGTAAGAGGGTCTATCGTGTTGTTTGAGTTTGTGCCAACAACTACTGTACCCATAGCCCTTGCAGAACCGCTTTCAACGGTAGCCCCATCATCATTGCTGTTATATAAAGTTGTAAAAATGCACCTATCATGTTGAGATGAATAAGCTGACGTTATATTTAGTGTATAAACCCCTGTCTCCTCATCTGTAACACTGGTTACGTTGAGTGAACCCTCAATATCATTATTAACACCATCCCAAGAAATCCACTGCTTAGTAGCCTCTTGCTTAGTCAGCGTTACAGGGCTAGTGCCGTCTGATGCTACGATTGTATCTGCTTTCAATGTACTCATAGCGTCACCAATGTTCCACCAGCTTCAACAGTCAAGGTAACTCCTGTGTTGATAGTCAGTGGCCCTGTTACGTTAGCGTTCTCTGTTGCGAGGATGGTTGTGTTAGATGCAAGGGATTGTGCGTTAGTGCGGAAGATACCACTTGCCTTAAAGTTACCCTTGTTTTCTGCGGCAGGTGTTACAGACGCTGCCGACACACCCATATAGATTACAAAGATATTACCTGTTCCGCTTGACGGTGCTGCAGTAAAGGTGAGTGTTGTACCGTCCGGCACAGTGAACGCATCAACACTTTCCTGTAAGACACCATCTACAGATACTAGAATATCTTCCTGAGTTACTGTCTGACCCAGAGTAAACGTGGTTGTAGACCCGTCACCATTAAACTCTTCGGTGGCAGGTCTAGCCTGAAAACTTGCAGTGATAGGATTACCGATTAAAGGCATTATCTATTCCTTATGAACTGATGGTGTCAACTACAGAGACCCAAACATCTGCGCTGCTTGCGGTATCGGACTGTACCTTTAGTACGTCACTTGCTTGCATTACAACCTTTGCTCCACCATCAAGCACCTGCAAAGCTGACCCTGCAGGTATAGGTGCATCCTTAACAATGTAGTAGTCGTTAGACCCATCGTTAATAAACACATCCATGTTGATTTGGGAAGTTGTAACATTAGCAATATTGATACCTATAAGCGCATCATCGGAATCAGCGGTACGCATAGTTACTGCGGATGTACCAACATTCCTTGCAATGTTTCTTTCAAAATCCTGTGCCATGATTTCTCCTAATTAATTAAGTATAATTATATCATACTTATATACGTGTGTCAAGTGCTAAAGAGCAATTGCCATTGCCACTGCAAAACCTGCTGAAGCACCAGTAGATGCTATATTAGTTAGCTGTGACCCATCTACTGCTGGTAGTCTAGCTGAACCATCTAGTACAACTACGTTACCTGCTGATGTACCTGTGTCTGCAACTGCTGCTGTACCCAGACCAAGAGTCGTGCGTTGTGCTGTAGCATCAGCGTCATCCAGCAGTGCTTTACCTGCTGCTGTCAGGTCATAAACTGCAGCCGTACCAGAACCAGTAAACTGGATACCTTTATCTGCTGCAGAAGTTAAACCTGCGATTGCCTGTAACTCAGCATCCAAACGTGCATTGGCTACAGTGCCGGATAACTGAGCAGCGTCTATTGTCTTGTTAGTCAGGGTTTGAGTAGCTGTTGTACCTACAATCTCCTGATTACCACCAGCAGGTAGGGTCAACGTGTTTGTTACAGAAGCTGAATGAGGCTGCGCTATAACTGTTTGACCGTGCGAGTTAGACTCACAGTTAAATACTACAGCACCCGGATTAGTATTACCCCTAACAACAACCGTTCCTGTACCGTGGGGTGCAAGGTCTAGGGTAGCGTTAGAAGTCGTTACAATGTCATTACCGTTAGTATCTAAGTCACCGCCAAGCTGTGGTGTGGTATCACCAACAACATCGCTCAATCCACCACTAGCCGCTACAAGGTTAGTAATGGCTACTTTACGTAGTGCTGTTGCTGAGTCATCATATATAAGAGCAAAGTCGTTAGTTGTGTCTATTGATGTTTCTGCAGTCTGTCCAGTAATTACTGTAGAATCTACATTTAAAGTGGCAGAGCCAGATGTTGCACCGCCTGAAAGACCGCTACCAGCAACTACGGCTGTAATATCGCCAGTAGGAACAGCAGCAACCTGTGCATCAACATATGCTTTAATAGACTGTTGTGTTGCTAACTGAGTGTCACTATCTGAAGACATGTTATCTTCATCCAGTACAGCAGTACCGCTTACTGCAGTATTTAGTACAGGAGAAGTCAGTGTTTTGTTAGTTAGGGTTTGTGAGCCTGTAAGGGTAGCTACAGTGCTATCTATTGCAAAGGTTACATCATTACTAGAACCAACTGTGTCAATGCCTGTGCCGCCTGTAAACGTCATTGTTTCACTATCTAAATCAATAGACAGTGCGCCACCTGAGTCAGCCTGAAAATCTAAATCTTGTGCAGTTACTTGAGCGTCTACGTAGGCTTTAATTGACTGCTGTGTTGCCAACTGAGTATCACTATCAGATGCCATGCTGTCTTCGTCAAGAATAGCCGTGCCACTGACACCTGTATTTAATACAGGACTTGTGAGTGTTTTATTTGTAAGAGTTTGAGTATCTGTGAGGGTAGCTACTGTGCTATCAATATCAATGGTCAAAGTCTGACCAGCACCCGTAGTATCAATGCCTGTACCACCAGCAATAGTAAATGTCTGGCTATCAAGGTCTACAGATAATGCACCACCTGAGTCACCTTGAAAGTCCAAGTCTTCCGCAGTTAATTGAGTATCTACATATGCCTTAATAGACTGTTGAGTAGCCAATGCAGTATCACTGTTAGAGGCCATATTGTCTTCATCAAGAATATCTGTAACAGTAGTGGTAGGCATAGCTAGACCATCAACGGTAGCAGTGCCATCTAAGTACAAATCTTTAAACTGTAAGCTACTTGTACCTAAATCTACATCATTAGTGGTAACAGGAACAATAAGACCATCTTGAAAACGTACCTGTTCTACTGTGCTGCTGGATACATCTACAAACACACCAACACGGTTATTAGTATCGTCTACAACAACTTTGTTAAGTGGGATAGCAACACCGGGGTCTCCGATTAAACCGATAACCGGGCCTTCACCCACAGTACCGTTATGCTTGTGACCAGTAGATATGTCAAAGACGCTGACAAGTTGATTGAACTCATCATTACTGTCTGATGCTTGAATAATATCGCCATTAGCATATGTAGACTGTCTGGTATAACCTGCCATGCTTTATCTCCTAGCCCCTACTGCAAATTCTAGCTGAAAACCTTTAAGTGCGTATGGGGCAGATGTTCCTCTATCATTAACTCGTATAGCCATACTAAATCCACTACCTTCAATTGGCTGTCTAAATAGTGGGTTAACCTGTCCACCGTATGTTGCTGTACCATAAGTAGACGTACCATATATAGCAAATATACTAGCACTACTAAACGGATACGCTGCTGGTCTTGCTACACTTGCTGCTTCATAATCATATCTAATAAACAAGTCAGCATTAACTGCAGCTTCAGGCGCATAGTTTACGATGATACGTTGAAATGCTTTGCGAATACCTGCATCACCCATTGTGAGGTCAGGTGAGCGATACTTAGCATCTACATTATTACCATCAAAATTATCACCTTTTTCTTGGCGGTACACATAGCCATCATACTCGCCATGTAAAATAATACTATCGCCTTGAGATACAATGTAATCAGTACAGCTAGGTCTAATGCCACTCATGTCAGCGTATTCGTAACCACTCTGTTTACGAACACCTATAATACCTTTTGTTAATTCCCTTGTTGTATTAGCATTTGAGAAAAACAATCTGTATTGTGTTTTATCTGGTATAATTAAGCTACAAAATTCATCTATGTTAGTTAGCCCAACAAATCGTTCTTGTATCTGCCTACTAATTGTACCAAGTTCAACGTCACCAATTTTTTCTGTACCTGCAATTGTTCTTAATCCATCTGCTCCTAGAAAGATTAAGTCACCAGCAAATTCTTGAATGGTAAATCCATTAAGGCAACCAATCTCACGAGTAACCGATTGTAATACAAAATCAGCAGATGTATTGCCTACCAGTTTAAATATACGTTCTTCACAAAAAATATACAGTTCATTACGAAATGAGTATAATCCTGTAATCTTACTGTTTACTGCAATAGAGCCAGCACCGTTAGCTACGGAAAAATCACTATCGCTATAAGGAGCAGTAAAAACTATTTCTTCTGGATTAGCTGAATGACCAGCAAAGAACAAAGCGTTTTTAAAGTTTACTACATACTGTGGGTTAGCAGGTGCGCCTGTAGAATTTAAATCAGTAACAGTAGTGCCATCATACTTGGACGCATGATTTGCGCCATCTGCCCAAACAATAAAATCTGTACCAGCAAGACTGTAACGGAAGTGTGTGTATCTTCCTGCATTTGTTCTACCAGAGTCTATCTGTGTCCAAGAGCCAGAACCACTACCTGCTTTATAAACTTTAGTTCCACGTGCTGCAATAACACTAGCGTTAAAGTACGCAGACATTAGAACTTTTTCTGTTGATGACGTATCTTGTGGAACAATGTTACTATTCCACTTTTCGTACCCAGAGATACGTCTGTAGCCACCTGTAACAGCAGGTTCAAAGTTTTCTAGTTCAAGTGCTGAACCCGGAGTAATGGCAAAAGTAGATTGGTCTAGTATTAAGCCACCTTCACAGGCAAACACATATGGACTGAGGCCGGATTCATCTGCCATTATGTCACCTTAAAATCCAGCTACGTTAATGCCATATCTTTGCGAATGCGGTATATATGTTGACCTTACGTAGTCTGTTCTGTTTAGTAGCAATGACTGCATATGTTTAATGCCATCTTCAAAACGGGCAAAGTTAATTCCGTATTGTTGTGCTTCACCACGATACTGATATGCATATGCAGTTGCACCATCTACAATTACCTGTTCAAATTGCTCTGGTACTGTTGGTATGTCTGTAGCCAAAGCCAATGCTACTGGCTTATCAAAGTATTCAAATTTTAATTCATATGTATTGTCAGGGTATGGATATAGACCATAGTTATTATCAGGAGTACGGAAAACATAAATGGGTACACCACCTACGCCTGTTGTACTTTCTTGGTCAACATATCTGTCAATGTATTCTTTATAATCTAATACACGTAAGGTAGTTCCAGCTACGCCTAACGTGTTATCTTTGCTTATTCTAAATGTTTCGTAGTCAACGTGTGTAGCGGTAGTCGGAATAGAGTACCTAGTCTGATTAGCTACTAGAGTTACAGTGCTTGTAGCATGGCTAAAAGGCCAGCCATATTCACGTTGATTAATATAATTGATAGCTTCATTTACAGCATTTTGACATTGTATTTGATAGCCACGTGCAGTAGCAAAATTTGATGCAGTAAGCTGCACCTCATTCATTCTTGCAAGTACTTTATTTGTCAGGCTGAGAAAGTCCATCACATATTCCTAAAAGAGTAAGTAGGGGCAACCGAAGCTGCCCCCACCAAGTGATTACTTATGCAAGTGTATCACGGTCTACTTCATCAGCAGTGCGTGGTGCAGTCATGTCTACGATTAGTGCGTATACACGAGCCTTACCAGCAGTACCTGTACCAGTGACAGTTGAAACAACGTCAATAGTATCGGCAGCAGTTGTGCCTTGTGGCACAGCAGCTTCTGTGATGATGTCACCTACTGAGCCAGCTTGCAGGTCAATTGCAGTCACGATGTCTGCTGAACCAATTGAAAGGTCAGCAACGTGTGCAGATGAACCAGCACAGGCTTCAGTGATAACTGCGCCAGCAGCAAGTACCATGCAGTTAGCTGGAATGCTAATAGCTGTTACTGTACCACTTGCAGTAGGGAGGGTTACTTCGGCTTCGTAAACACGAACACCTTTAGCAACGGTCTGAGAAAGTGTAGCCATTTTCTATACTCCCCTTACACCAAGTTAAATTTAGCATTAACAAGACCTTCAGGACGCAGAATCTTGCGACCATACAGGTGCATACCACGGACGATATCAGCAAAGCTGTCTGGGTCACGGTATGTTTCTGTCTTGTTAATCTGTTCAGCAGTGGCAACGGCTGAGTCATGACCACCTACAAGCACACCATAGTTTGATGAGTTTGTACCGCCTACTGTGCCTGAACCTGTACCGATTTGCGGCAGGTTGTTTGACACATATACACGGAAACCATGTAGGTTGTTAAGCACTAGCCCGTTCTGTAGCCCTGCACCACCAAAGTCTGAGTTCAGAAGCTTTGAGTCTTCATCCTTCAGTACTTCCATGAATACTGGGTCAATCACAAGCCAACGACCTTGCGTATCCACATTCTGCTGGTCCAGCTTACGTGCCATACGTGCAATCACTTGCAGTGGGTTGGCATTACCTGAACCCGGTACAGCAGTTGCACCCGGCAGACGTGGCTGGATACCAATTGAGTCACCAGCAGAACCACCGAAGTCATCGCCTTCCAGCTTCATTGTAGCCAGAAGTTCATCTGAACCTGCAGTTGTTACAGCCTTTGTACCGTTAACAGTTGTGTTAACAGTGTCTGCATTTGAGTGCAGAGCAGACTGTGTGAAACCAGCTAAGTAACCAAGAACGTCTTGGTCATACTGGTCAGCAAGGCGGTACGCAGCACGGTCACTTGCCAATGACTGGAAGTTTACGTGTGAGTGAGCCTCTTCAATGTCATCAACCTTAAACGCAAAGTAGTTAGCGTTATCAATTGTTAGGCTGAAGTCTTCATCGTCCAAGTCTTGTGCGGTAATTTGTGTACCACGATTGTAAGCCTGAACTGAAATTTCGGGTTCTTTGATAATCTTAACGGAATCACCCATATTAGCAATCTCACCGAAGTAATCGGAGTTTGTGATTGCTTCAGCAACGGCAGACTTGCGGAAAGCAAGCTGCACCTGTTTGCTGTAAATTACAGGTGAAAAATTACCGTTAGGAAGATTACCGTACCCTGCAGCACTTGTAAATGCCATTGTACCATCTCCTATGTTTGGTATTTAGTTTTCACGACAGATGCAAACTAGCAGACTAATCAGAGGCTAATTCATTTGGGTGTGTATCCTAGTAAGGTGGCCGCCCCACTTATCAACAGGCCAAAATCGTCAGGTAATCCGTAAGACTGTGACGTTTGCTGGTGAAGTGTACCTACTTGCGCTTTGTATGTACACTTCTAGTTAACTATAGTTATACATAAAAATAACTACTTGTCAACACTTTTTTTAATTATCTGGCAGAGCCAGAAATATCATAGACAAACTTTCCAGTGCGGATAGCTTCCATGATTTCATCAGACCGCTTCTCATACTCTTGAGGCGACATCTTTTGAACTTGCGACTCCCTTATATAAGTGGAAGTTTCATCTGCTTGAGGTGTGCTTCTAGTGTTTTTAGTGGACACTGCTTCAGCAGCACCTTTATCTTTCTTAGGCTTCTTTTCACTTTGAATACCCCTATCTGCTTTGTACAGGTCAATCGCCCGTGCCGCAGAACGAGCATCATTATCGTTTTCATATAAGGCATCCTGTACCCACTTAGGCTGTTCATCAGCCCATTGGTGGAAATCATCGCTATCACGAATGTCTCCAAAGTCAGGATGCAATCTCATCAACTCAGCTTCAGCCTTTTCTTTTGTGGCTGATGTCTGCATTTCATCAATCACCTTCATACGTTCTTCCAGTGCAGTAGACTGTTCACGTGCTTTTTTCATAGCGATTGTTTCAACTATTGCCGCTACATCTGGATAATCTGCTGCCCATTGCTCGATGTCCTCATCAGACTTAGGCAGTTTCATTTCCTTTTTAGTAGCTTCACCAAGTTGACGTTTTAATTCGTCAATCTCTTTTTTAAGTTCTTCAGCTTGTTTTTGCTGATGCCTACGTAGGTCAGAGTAACGCTTCTTAAATGTTTTCTCTTCTGCGTTGGTAGGCTCTTCTTCTACTTCTTCGGTTGCAGTTTCTTGAACTTCACCACGTTGTTCCTTTAATAACTGCTCTAGTTCTTCTTCTTCAATCTTACGCTTTTCTTCATTTGTATATTTACGATTTGCAAATGCAACTTTCTTCTCTGGTTGCATTTCTTCTGCCATAATAGCTGCTTCAGCCATTCTTTTCTCCTTATGGGGCTAACCGTAGCCAGTGTTGGGGGGGTTAGGTAGCCATTGATATGTGGATTATTTTTTAGAAGCTAACCCACTTTGCTTCATCTGTTTAGCTAGTTTGTCTTTATCCATCAAGCCGCCTTTAGCAACCATTGCTTCACCAGTTGATGTTTCGTAGCCAGCACCGCCAAAACTTGTACCGCTTCTACCCGAATCATATGCAGACTGTATACCGCCACCGTCATCATCAAATCCACCAAATATATTAGGTCCACCTGTTCTTGCCCTATCTGCAGCGGCTCGTGCGGCTGCGGCATCTGCACGTCTTTTTTGTTCTGATGCTATATCCTTTTGTATCTGCTCAACTGATTTACCTTTTGTACTAACTCCGTATGCAGCAGCAGCATCTTTAACAGCTTGAAGTTTTTCAGCCCCTGTTTCTTTTGCTGCCTCTCTACGTTCTTCTGCTTCTCGAACAATATCATCTTTCATTTTTTGGGCAGCGGCAGCTTGTGAAGAGACATCTTCAGGTGTTTCCCCAGAAGTAAACTCTACAGGATTACCCTCTCTATCTACTAATTTTTCTTGTGCGGGTTTTCCTTCAATTACACTATCTAAGAAATCTATTTTTTCTTTTTCTGACATGTCTGTTAAATCTAAAGCAGATTGTATGTCTGCAGCTTTTTGTGCTATTTTACCTGCAGTACCTTTTTCGGTTACAAGGGCTGTTTCTACACCGACAGTTTCAGCAGCATCCATTGGGGTAGATGTAGTTTCTATATCTTTAACTGGTGTAGAAGTTGTACCTGCTTGGTCTAACAAATCTTGAATACTCTGCTCACCTTTAACAGTTTTTAAACCCTCTAAACTAGCAGGTGATACACCCATCTCTTCTGCTTTTTTAGCTATTTCACTTTTATCTTCAAGACCCAATGCAGATTTTATATTACTAAGTGCGCCACCAAAAGCCCCTACCTTTTCTCCAGAAATAGGGTCAAAGCTGCCGCCTGTACCATCTGCAATAGTACCGTCTACAAGAACTGTACCACGTTCTGGTTTAGGCATAAGTAAGCTACCGCCCGGTAATACAAAAGGTAAAACAGCATCTAATACACTCTGCTTGTTTGTGTAACCTAATTCTTCTGCTGCTTTTGTTCTTTCATTAATAGTTTGTTTGTATTTTTCTTGTTGCTCTACTACTCTAGGGTCTAAACCATTATCGTCACTTTGCGCCTGTTGAGGCGCTTGATATGTAGGTGCGGCTGTTGTAGGTGTCGTAGGTGCAGCAGCAGTAGGTTTAGTAGCAGAAAAACCTGCAGGAACAGGTATCAGTGGATTACCACTAGAGTCTACAGGAACTGTAATAGTACGACCATCTGCATGATAATATGTAACACTAGAAGGTTGGGCAAATGCAGCAAAGCTAGGTGCTGCTACATTTTGTGTAGGCGTAAACTGCTGAGTAGGGGCTTGATAGGTAGGTGTTGTAGAAGGTTGAGTTACAGGTTGTGCAATTTGAGGTTGATAACCAGCAAACTGAGACTGTTGAAATGCTACATTTTGAGGCGGCACGTAACCACCTACTTGGTACTCTGCAACACCATCGTCTTCCATCTCAAGGTCATCCATGCTAAATGGCACATCATCAGGAAGAGTAGCTTCTTCTGAGTTACCCATCTGACCCATGTCTTCCATTTTTTGAAGACCTGCTTTAGCCTCATCCCTAAGAGCCATAATTTTTTCAAGGCCGTGAAATCTTACCACATCTGCGGGTAATACAAACTCACCCTCACTTAATTGGGCAGGTATATCATCACGCACTTCTTCTTGAGTAGAGCCTGTTGGAACATCATTGCCAGACACAGGGTCAACTGAACCACCCTCATCCATAAGACCCCCTTCATCAAAGCCACGCTCTACAGGCTCAAACAGTTCCATTTGTTTATCCATTGCCATTTACTTCATCCCGTAAATATTTAAGTTTACGTAAAGCTGCGATAGCACCCTGTTGCCTATGCACCATAATGATATCTTCAGATTGTTCCAACACTTTTTGGTGCTGCTCAATAGCCATATCTATATAACTACTGAATGCTTCCCACTGGCGGTTGTTGCCCACCATCGGCTTGAGTTTGCTGAGTACCTGCTGCTTGTCCGTCATTACTACTAAATCCTTGTTCACCCGGAACTGGCACTTGTCCTGTTCCTATTGTTCCACCACC